AATCGTGCTGAGCCACGAATCAGGCGTCCTTTAATACAAGAAGTTTAGCCCTGCCGTCCATATCCGGTTGCACTCCATGTGAAGTTGCGGGTGACGGGACTACCGCCGGAGTTGAAAAAGCTGATCTGGAAGCCGGTGCCAGTCACGTTGGAGATCTGGAAGTAATCGCCGGCCTGCAGGTTTTGTGCCGTCACACCGACGCTGGGCAAATAAGCGTTCAAGCCGCCGATGCTGGCCGTTCCAGTGAAGAACGGGTAGGGAAAGGTCACGGCGGTGTTGGTGGTGCCGCTCGCTGCGGCGTTGCTCTGCTCGGTCCGGCGTTGGATGGTGGCGAGGTAGCCCAGCTCATCGACAAGGATGTTTTCGGCAACGTCGTTGCTGGTCAGCGTGGTGCGGAACTGGAAGCCGCGGCCACGGAAGGTGCCATTAACGAACGGCTGCCATGCGTTCCACGTCGGGGTGCCGCTCGGGTTGTCGGTGGTGCTGCGGAGTTCGAGGATGGCGTTCACCGCGTCGATCACGCCGCCGTCCCAATCGCTCCAGTCGTCCACTTCGGCTAGGCGGCTGTCGATCAGATCGCTGGGGTAGTAACCACGGGTGACGAAGTAGCGGCTGAAGTCGATGGAGAAGGTGTTGCCGAAATCAACGGTGGTGGCGAAGTCGTAGGTGCCGGAAGACTGCACCGAACCCATCACGTCGAAGGTGGGCAGCAGATCCACATCAGGCACGTCATCCAGCAAGTCCGAGCCATCCAGCGTCAGGGCGTCAAACTCCTCGCTGTAGAAGGTGTTGGTGCGTGTGCCCTGGAACGGTGGGACGTCTTGGTCCTCGCGGCGGTTGATCAGCGTGAGCGGTGCCAGCGTGTCAGGCAGGTCGATGATGATGCTGGTTTCGCTGGCGCTCTGACGGCCACCGTCGTCCTCGAACTTGACCAGCACTTCGCCTTCCACCAGCGGGATGATGGCCTCGGTCGCGCTACCGGATTTGGCGGGGATCAGGTCAACGCTGTTGCTCCAGCTAGCCGAGCCGTCCGTCAGGTTGCTGTGGCGGATGTGGATTTTGCCGCCAACCTTTACGTCGAGGTCTACGGTTTCGTCCCAGCGCAGGCGGCCGGAGTTGGCGTTGATGGCCTCAAAGCTCAGGTTCTGGACGTTGCCGGGGACGGCGGTTTTGCCGACAAGTTGGAATTGATCGGCGGCTATTGCACCACCTTTGTTGACGTAGTTGTACGCCTGAATTTGTACGTAAAGCGTTCCGGGGCGCGTGTTGAGGATCTTGATTGACGGCGAGGTGGTGTTTACCTGCTGCCAGTTGTCGTTATCGACGCGGTATTTAACGCGAAACTCCGAGACGCGATCTTTGGGGCTGATCCAGCCAAGGGTGAAGCCGGAAAAAACGCTTTGGCCGTCTTGGTATAGATATTCAGTGCCGTCAATGCTGCTGACTGCATCGGGCGGGTCGCTGAGGTTGCTGATGTCGCGGGTGGTCAGCGTGTTGTCGCTTTCAATCGCGTTGTAAATGCTGCTGTTGTATTGCAGGGCGGTGACGCCGTAGATGCCGTCGTCCGATTCGGCGACGTTGAGGACGCGGAATTGCTGGGATTCGATGTCGTCGGTTTGGATCAGCCAGATGGCGTTGGCGTTGGGTGCTTCGCTAAATGGGTTGCCGACCGTGATGGTGCGGTCGCTGATGGATTGGATCGGGCGAAGTTCGACGTTGCCGCTGGGCAGGATGACCGAAATACGCGGGTTACTTGCCAGATTGACGGACAGGCTGCTGCTGGAGTCAACCGTGATGGTGGTTGTGGTGGCAGAACTGACGCGACCGCTGCGGCGTGTGCCAGCCTTCATCGGGTCGGCAACGTCAATCACCATCCCAGGGCGCAGGATGATGCCGCTGTCGATAGACACCGAGAAGGTGACGGTTTCGGTCAGGTTTTGTTCGCTAAGGAGTGCCCACTTACCAGCGCGATGCGCTTGACCTTGGCTGTAACAACCGAGGGCTTTGATGTCTTTGTTGATGATGCCGTATTTGGCTACAGCGTCTGCATCTTCGATGTACTCGTACTCAACTTCGCCCAAGGTGTCGTAGGACTGCCAGGCAACAGTTGCGACGCTGTGGCGAGCTTTTTGTGATGTGCCGCTGTAAACAAAAATGCCATCAACGACATTGCTTTGTCCCAGCAGATATTGCGAGTCGGTCGGTTTGTCCTGCTGGAGCACCAGCGAGCCGGCGCCGTAATACGCGATGCCACGGAACAGGCTCGTCATCTCTTGGATGACGTTATAAACCTCGTCGCGGCTGTTAATTAGTAGGTTGCAGGAGAAGCGTGGTTCCAATCCGTTTTTGCCGTCGTCAACAAGGGCATTGCAGTATTGGCTGATGGCGTAGAAGTCGTAGCGATCCAGGCTGCTGGTGGGGATGCTGGCGCCGTAACGGGTGTTGGTGAGCAAATCCCAGAGGCACCAAGCTGGGTCATTACACCAAGTTGCAGCACCGAAGGTGCCGTCCCAGACGCCGGAATAGGTGACGCGACCTAGGTAAGTGGTGGTGTCAACGGTGGCGTTGCTGGGCAGTTGGACTTTTTGCCCACGAATCAGATATTTGCGGGTTGGGATTGAGTCAAACTGGCGGGAATCAAACCGCAAAAATGCCAATGCGCTGTTGGGGTAGCGCAGTTTTTCGTCGATAATTTCGGTGTAGCTGAACCAGTAGGTTTGGTTTTGGCGTTTGGTGCTCGATTCGTCGGCGCTGACGCGAATGACTTTGATGTCAACGGGGAACGCACCAGACAGCGGGATCATGTAATCGCGCTGGTAGCGGTTGCTGGTTTTGCCGCTGATCGTGTCGTCTACGACGGTTGTATAGCCGCCGGCGTTGTATTGGACTTGGATACGGACTTGGACGCTGTGGCCAACAATGTCGCCGTCATCTTCGATGATCTGCAGTGATGGAACTTGCAGTGTGACGCGCACACGATCCACGTCGGAATCGGTGATGGTGCGGACAACGGGTGTGGCATTAACAACTTCGACGTTGACGCCTTCCTCGCTTTCGGTGCCAATCGCGTTGCTGATGTAGCTCTGGGCTTGCGTGCCAGTGCGGGTGACAACTGTGTAGCCCTCGAAGTTGGCGTTGTTGGCGGCGTCGCGGACTGGAGTGCCTTCCAGATAAATACCCTTTTCGCCGTTTTCGATGCCGTCGATCTCGCCTTCACACAGCAGATCCAGCACGCTGGCGTATTGAACTGACTGGAGTGAGTCGTCGGCTTCTGTTGGGGTGCGGCTGGAGCCACCGCCACCACCGCCGCCTTTACCGCCGCCACCGCCTCCGCCGCCAGCACCAGCAATGCCGAGACCTAGGCCGGCGTTGTGGACGCGGATGTTGTTGGCGATGAAGGTGTGATGGCCTTCGACCGTCAGGTTGTAGACCGTGCCAGTGCAGAATTCGGTTTTGCCGACGATGGGGCGCAGGTGGTTATTGGCATCAACGAGGCAGTCGTCGGAGCCGAGAGTGTCGATTTCGACGAAGGCGTTGAATTGGTTGAGGACCCAGTGGTTGGGAGTGGCATCAAGATGCTCGCCGCCCCAGAGCGTGTAACGAATGACGCGCTCGTCTTCGTGCTCATGGACTTTGAGGATCTTGGCTTCGTGCAGTCCTCCTGCGTCGTCAAAACTCAGGACGAGATCGCCAGCCTGCAGTTCATCAATGCGGCGCGTGCCACCCGGAATTGCGACAAGGGTGTGCCCCAGGAAGCAACCGCCACCGCCACCACCGCCAGAGCCGACAATCCGTGTCATATCAGTTGGTCAACGTCAAGGCCGCTAGAAAGAACAGCGGAGCCAACGAATACGCGCCCGTATGCAATAGGCACCGGCAAACCTTGCTTTGCGGTGTTGACGATGCCGGAGAAAGTGAATGACTCGAACTTTGCGGCGTCGCGTCCGCGTTCTGTCGTGGTTGTGGACTGAACTGGGGCGGGCGATAGTGCTTGTGCGACTCCGCTAATTGCCAGCGACAAGCCAACAAAACCAAGGGCTGATGCTGCCGCACCACCGATCAAACCAGATGCTGCGATGCCGCCGCCAACACCGCTGAGGCCAGCGCCTAAACCGAGGAAACCGCCTGCAACAGGACCGGCGACGATTGCCAGTGCGACAAGACCGATGCCTGCCAAAATTTGGCCGCCGCCCTGGCCTGCACCCGCGATTACGGGCGTGATGCTAAAGACTTCACGTTCACTAAATGGGGCTGCAATTAGGACGGCGTTTTGTTCGGTAATTTTTTCTTTTCCGAGGGTTACGCGATAACCAACGCCGTCTTTTTCGCTATCCAGCAGCCACTTTTCAAGGCCGGGAAAGTTGACGCAGAGTGCCTTGAGGGCTTGGGCAGGCGTGTCGGCTTCAAATTGGAAGCGGCACTGGCCGAGCTTTTTGCGGAGTGCGCCGTAGACCTTAACGACTTTCATGCCGCAGGACTCGGGCGGTGCTCTTCAAATAATAACCGCCGTACAGATCACGGCTACTGAGTCGGCCTTGGATGTGGTGCAGGATCAACTGGTCGCCCAAGTAGACAGCAGCGTGGTTGGGTAACGGTGATGCAAGCTGCATCAGGATCGCGTCGCCGTATTGCAGTTCTTCCAGGGGGATGGGGTAAAAGCCTTCGTTGGCGAAGTTGTCTAGGTATAAATTCTCACCCCGGAGCCAGAACTGGTCGCGGCGGTCGTAGTCGCTCAGGTTGAGGCCAAATTCGCGGTTGTACCAGTCGCGGCACAAGCTGTAGCAGTCCACAATGCCGAAGACAAATTCGCGTCCCACGTAGGGAAGTTCGAAGCCTTCGGGTTCGCAGTAACCCCACTGTTCAGTCTGTGGGTTGACGATGTGCCAGGGCAGGCCAGATTTTTCGCAGGCAACGCGGTCGGCTTGGGATGGGGCGTGGTTGGTCTTTGGATGGCTATGTACCACGGCCACGATTTCGCCCTGTTCTTCAGCGGCAACGTAGTCAGCCGGATCCAGCACAAAGTGTTCGTCTGGTGTTTCGGCCATGTTGCGGCAGGGAAAATACCGCTTGCGGCCTTTGACCACGGCGACCAAACCGCAGGATTCCTTTGGAAATTCCGCCTTTGCGTGCTCCAGGGCAGCTTCTTGGATGGATTTACTGAGTTTCATTGGGTCAGACCGGCGCCGGGGAAGGATCCAAAGGGCAATTCAGCGACTTCACCGAAACGCAGCTTGCACGAACTGAGCCGCTTGCCGCAACGGTCTTCGGCCAACACGCCGACAGTGTTGTCGTTGACATCAAAGTAGTTGCTGCCTGTGTAGCCGCACTCACCGCTTCGGTATTGCCACTGGCAGATGTTGGCGATGATTTGGCGCTTGGGAATCATCACGCCAGCGAGGTCGAATTTGCTGGCCAGCTCGAAACTCACGGAGTCACGGTTTTCACTTGCCTTGCGGTCCACGTACCAGACCTCATCGGGGAATTTGGCATGTGGATCTGCGGCGGTTTCGCCATCAAGGTATTTCTTGAGGGTGCGGATGCGTTTGACGGTGGCGCCACCTAGGTCGTTGCCGGGTGTAGTGGCATTGACCAGCAACAGCAGCGTGGTCATGGTGCCGTCCAAGTTGCTGATGGTCAGTGTGGGGCGCGGGAGCGTGCCGGTGTTGCTGTACTCAAAGCCGTCAGCGTTGACGGGCAGGCGGGTGTAGGTATTGCCGTTCCAAGTGATGTTGCCGGTGACGTTGGCGTTGCAGCCGTTGTGCCAGCGGTAGGTATCGCTGCTGCCATGCAGGGTGGTGTCCAGCGTCATTTCAAACAGTTCGATGATGGCGCTTGGCGCCAGTGCGGCCAGTTCTTCGTAGACGCTGCTTATTGCTGTCCAGACAACCGTGCCATCCGTGATGGTGCTGCCAATGTCGGTTGGCCAAGCGGGTTGGGTGCTGGAACTGGTGCCAGCCGTGGCGCACTGGAAGACCAGGCCGGATGCCTGCAGGCTGCTAGCGCGGACAATATCGCCAACAACGTATGCAGTTGAACTAGCCCAAGCCGAGTACGCCATCAGGGTTCAAATACTTGACGGAAGGTGGCTGTAATCGTATTTACGTTGGCGTAACGCAGATCACGCGACCAACTCTCCACAACCCACTTGTAGGCGGTTGCTTCATCCAATGGCGTCCAATCAAAGCTGGCATTGTCAGCAGCGCGGGCATCAAAGAACGCCTCAATGGCATCGGCATCTGTGCTGTCTTTGGCTGTCCAAGTCAAATCCCAAACACGTGGGTTTTGATTTAACCCATAGGTCAGACGTTGCTCATAGCCATCACCAAACTGCACCTTGCGAACAACAGGTTGGCTTTTACGTGACGCACCGAAATCAGGCGTGGTGCCGCCTGTACTGGTGCCAACAGTGGCGTCGTTGAAAGTGGCCATTACGCGAGCAAGCCTCCAGGACGTTTCTGCTTGATCAGCTCTTGCTGAACGGCGATGCCGATTGCCTTGCCAAGTGCATTGGCCTGCTGACCATTGCCTTCAACGTTGCTGCCATTGGCATCGACATTCACCACAACATTACCGACCCCACCGCCGCTCTTCATGGTGACCGGAATTGTGCGGCCATCCGGCAGAGGCACATAGGCTTCGGGACGGCTTCCCTCGCCATAAATTGCCATTTGTGGGCTCGTTGCAATGCCGCCATTGGCATAACGACGCAGTTGAAGCGGACCCTTTTCGGTCATGATGCCGCCGTTGGCAAAACCAAGAAAACTGCCTATTGCAGAGCTACCGGGGAAAAATGCTTTTAGTGTTTGAAAAATTGCAGCTCTCATGAATATTTTGCTCAAATCCAAAAGAACAGAACGAGTAAAGTCTGCAAAACTCGCTTTACCAGTTGCTACAAATTCGGCCAACTGATCCGCAAGCCCAACAAAAGTATTTCCCAATGAAGAGCCAAGGTTTGCCCCAAGATTTAATGCGGAATCGGCAATTGATTTGAAGGAAGCTTTGAAGTTATCTTTGAAACTTTCCCCAGTTTTAGCGGCGCCTTCCAAGGCTTCCCGCAGTTTTCGAATTGCTTCAAGCAATTCTTCGGATGTCAATATGTCTGCAAATTTTTCAATTACTGCAGCAAGTTGTTTATTTATTTCAACGCGCCTCTTGTCTTCCTCGCTTAAAACTTTTGTTTTTAATTGTGCGTCTGCGATCAAAATATTGATTTGCGCTCTGGCTTG